AAGATCGCTCCCCATCTAGCGTGGGAGAAATATCATGGCGGAAGAACGGAAAACTTTCAGCGCCGAGGTGTGTAGCGTCTTTTCTGGCGACGACCTTGTGCTGCTGATCGATTTGGGTCTGGAAGACCTGTACAAGAAGAAGCGGGTACGGCTGGATGGGGTAGACACTCCGAGCGCAATCAACCAAGGACCAGACACCGAGGCTGGCAAGGTGCGCACGTACGTCCACGACCTGCTTAAGCGCAAGAAACTCAAATTCACCATCACTGCAAATGCGGCGAATAGCTGGATCGGCGTTCTGACCGTGCAATGCCCGGCTGGCCCTATCGTCCTCAATGAAGTGCTGATCGCGCAGGGTTACAAATTCAATCGTGAGAAAGGAATCAAATGAACACCGTCGCACCACAGCGCCGCATTCGCCGGTCAGTACGTAGCGAGCCGCAGGCGGTACAGGCGCATAGCACGATCATCAGCGTCAAGCGCGCCGATCACAGCACCAGCCGCCAGAGCGTCTACCAAGACGAATTTGAACTCGCCACCGGGCTTAACGGCGTTCTCCTACCGCCACCCTTTAGCCCGCAGTCGCTGTTCGACTTCATCGACCACTCCAACATGCTCAAGCAGTGTATTGCCGCATGGGTCACCAACACGGTGAGCACCGGCTGGGAAATCGGGCCATCCAGCAAGAAGATGGAGATGGATAGCGATGAGGTGGAAGAGCTGCAATCGTTCATCGACTTCGCTAATGGCGACGAAAGCCTGTCTACCGTCCTCAAGCTGGCGGTGGCCCACAAGGAATCGGTCGGCTTCGGCTTTGTCGAAGTGATCCGCGACGCCAAGCAGGACATCTCGCTGCTGCGCCATGCCTCATCGCTGTACATGCGCCTCGCCCACAAGCATCCGCAGGAAGTGCTGGTGAAGTACGACATCAAGCGTGGCCCGCGTACCACGGTGGTGCGGGAGTTCAAGAAGTTCCGTCGCTTCCTGCAAGTGATCGGCGGCCACCGTACGTGGTTCAAAGAATTCGGCGACCCGCGCCAGCTCAATTCGATCACTGGCTATTTCGAGGGTGAGCAGGGCTTCACACCAGACAGCCCGGCCACCGAGATCATCCACCTGCGCATTGCGTCCAATGATCCGTACGGGGTGCCACGCTGGATCAACCAGCTGCCCAACATCATCGGCTCACGCGAGGCCGAAGAAGTCAACATGCGCTACTTCGAAGACAACACGGTACCACCGGCAATGCTGACTGTGGCCGGTGGCCGTCTGACCAAGCAATCCTACGATGACCTTACCCGCCTGCTGGCCGGTGCTGGTCTCGGTAAAGAACGGCAGAACCAGATGATCGTGGTGGAAGCCGTGGGCGAGAGCGATTCGCTGGACGGCAAGGGTAGCTCGATCCAGCTGAAGGTAGAACGCCTGACCGATCAGCGCCCATCCGATGGCCTGTTCAAAGACTACGACGAAGGCAATCAAGCCAAGGTGCGTTCTTCGTTCCGTCTGCCATCGGTCGCTGTGGGTATGGCGAACGAACATAACTTCGCTACTGCCAACGTCGCTATGTTCGCGGCCGAGTCGCAGGTGTTCGCCCCAGAGCGTGCCGAGATCGATGAGCTGCTGAATAACCGGCTGGTGTTCTCCCGGGTCGGCCTGCGCCTGCGCACCGTCAAGCTGCTGTCGCGCACTCCACCGATCACCTCGCCAGAGGGTCTGGTCAAAACCCTGACCGCCCTTAACGTGATCGGCGCCGTCACTCCACGTAGCGCCCAGATCGTTGCCAACAGCATGATGCAGATCGAGCTGCCGCTGTACCCAGAGAAGGGTGAGGACGGCTACGAAGAGTGGATGGACAAGCCGCTGGTCCTCACCACGGGCGCCGCCAAGAACCATGACGATCAGGCTAGCAAAAGCGATGAAGTCAAAGCCACTGAGAAAGACGGCGACGCTGGCATGAAACAACCGGAGAACGGGAAGCAATGAAAACCAACTCGGTAACACGTTCGGACTGGGAACAGATCGTCATGTGCGAGATGGTCATTCCCAATACACCCAATGCCTTCGGTGACATCTACACCGAAGAGGCTACCCGCAAATTTGCGCACGACTACATGAAGGCTGGGCTGAACACCAACATCGTGATCGACATCAATCACAATCAGTTGGATGTCACCGGCAAGGTGTACGTGATCGAATCCTTCATCGCGCGCGCGGGTGATCCCGACTTCATCGAAGGCTCGTGGGTACTGGCAATGCACATCCCCGACCCGGCCTTGTGGGGTCAGGTTCTGGATGGCACCCTCAACGGATTCTCGTTCGAAGCCAACTGCAATATGCAAGAGATCGAGATCGAAAACTTGCAGCCACGCATCATTACCGGTATAACAGCGCCTGATCTGGTGGACGGCCACACGCATACCTACTGTGTTCAGTTGGATGCGCTCAACCGTCCGATCAGCGGCGGTACCGGAGAGACTGACGGCCATAGTCACACCATCAGCACTCATACCTACACCGACTACAACAACGGCCATGACCACCGCTTTAACGTCCTCACTACTGGAGAAAACAATGCTTAAGACCACCGCCCGCCGCATCCAACGTTCCGCCACCGCTGCCGGTAACTTGGTATCCCTGAACGAACCGGTTGCTGTCTCGCTGGTCGGCCGCCCTGCCAATCAGCGTCCCTTCGTGGTGATGCGTTCGGCTGATGCGGCGCCGACCGACGCGGGTGGTACCAAGCGCGTTCTGCGCACCAAGCGCAATGACAGCCCTGTCTTGGCACTGAAGTTCCCTGAGGGTAGCACCGAGGCCACGGTAACCGAGGCACTGACCACCTTCGGTATGGCGAACTACACCATCGCGCTGGACGAGGCCACCGGCACCTACCACGCCTTCCGCAGCGACTTGCAATCAATTGCAAACATCGAGACCACCGACATCATGCTGAATAAGGACGGCGTGATCGCTTCGCTGGACGCCACTCAGTACAAGGTCAAGCGCGCGGACAGCAAGCAGAATATCAAACTGGTCTCGTTCGAATTCGACATCAAACGGTTCGACGAAGACGCAATTTCTTCGTGGATGGCACAAAATGGTGTTGACAGTGCGAAAGTTTCTGTTGAGAATTCGTCCGGTGATGCGATCACGGTGAAACGCAGCGATGTCGAAGAGGGCACCGATGTGCGCCGGGTCGAACTGGAAGCAGGTGTAGTGGCGGTGGTGGCTCGTTCCGACGTTGCTGATTTGCCCGCAGAATTTGCGCTGACGTTGAGCGATGCGGCATACGGCAGCTGGGGCTGGGGCCATCTGGAGTTCAACGTGGCACTAGCCGACGAAGCGTTCTGCCAGCTGATGGACGACGCGGCGTACCGGCTGTGCAGCGTGATGCGCCACATCACCATGCAGTGCGAACTGCCGCTGGAGTCCCGTAAGGAACTGGTGGCACGCTCGCTGGCCCAGTATCAGGATTTCGTAAGCAATGTAATCGACGCACTTCCGCGTCAAGTAATGGTGCTGGTAACCCGCGCCGATGTAGCCACCAAGGAGAGTAACAACATGAAGACCGAAGACCAGAGCGCCGCACCAGCAGCAGCCGCAGCTGCCCCGGCCACCCCCGAAGTGATCACCCGTGCCGATCTGGACGCTGCTGTGGCAAAAGCCGTTACTGCCGCTCTGGCTGCGCAAGCTGCCCCGGCTGCCGCAGCTGACACCACCCAGCGCAGCGATGCTGCTGCACCGGCTGCTGCCGCTCCTGCCGAACCAGTCGCCGCTGCTGTCGCACCAGCTGCCGCCGTCGCTGGCCTGACCCGCGCCGATCTGGACGACGCCGTGTCGAAGGTGGTCAGCCCGCTGATCGAGCAGATCAGCACCCTGCAAAACACCGTGGTGCTGCGCTCCGACTCCGGCGACCAGAAGCAGGCTGGTGCGAAACCTGCCAACATCTTCCGTGGCTCGATCTTCGGCAATCTGGGCAAGTAATCCGGCGCGTGCCAAACCAGTAGTACCAACCTCACCATAGCAACATACCCTGACGGAGAATAAAGTAATGACTACCGCAAACGAAAATCTGAAACGCGCCGACCTCGCACTGGCCGACCTGTCGGCCAACGGCGGCCTGCTGTCGCCCGAGCAGACCAACACCTTCCTCGATCTGGTGATCGACCAGCCGACCATCCTGAAGCAAGTGCGTCAGGTGCGCATGCCGACCCCGACCATGAAGATCAACAAGATCGGCCTGTCGGGCCGTCTGTTGCGCGCTGCCAGCCAGTCGGGCGGTCAACAGGACAACGGCACCAACGGCCGTTACCTGCCAGCCAACCAGCGTTCGGCGCCGACCACCTCCCAGATCGAAATGAGCACCAAGGAGGTGATCGCCGAAGTCCGTATCCCGTACGAAGTGCTGGAAGACAACATCGAAGGCGACAAGCTGGAAGAGCACATCATGCGCCTGATCGCCGCGAAGACCTCGCTCGATCTGGAAGAGCTGGCTCTGCACGGCGACACCGCCAACGCGACCGACGCTTTCCTCGCCCTGCACAACGGCTGGCTGAAGCGCGCTACCGCCCACGTCGTGGACAACGCCAACGCTGGCCCGAACGACGCCATGATCACCACCGCGCTGCTGGCAATGCCGCAGCAGTACCTGCGCTACCTGCCGCAGATGCGCGCGTTCATCTCGCAAGCGAACAAGATCAAGTTCCAAGCCTCGCGCATCGCTCGTCAGACCGCGCTGGGTGATGCATCGGTGACCGGCAACCTCGATCTGGTCTCGCAAGGCCTGAAGATCGAAGAAGCGCCGATGATGGCTGCTGACTTGGGCGCCACTGGCGGCGTCGGACGCAAGGGTCTGATCACCAACCCGCAGAACCTGATCTGGGGCGTGCAGCGTCAGATCACCATCGAGACCGACAAAGACATCCGTTCGCGCGAATACATCATCGTGCTGACCATGCGTGTCGCGCTGAACGTCGAAGACAGCAACGCCGTCGTCAAGCTGATCAACGTCTAAGCAGCGCCCGGCAGTAAAATGCTAGAAAGGGGGTAGGGGAAACCCTGCTCCCTTTTGTTTTTGTAGTACCCGGTGCAATCAATTGCAAACTCACAAAGGAAAACATCATGACCGTAGCAACCGTACTGCTGACCCTCGCCAATATCGGCTCCTTCACCCGCGCTGACCTGAAAGACGTTTCCGGCATCCCGGTCACCGTCGCCAAGGGCGAGACCATCCGTGTCACCGAAGACATCGCCGACCAGCTGCTGGGCGACGACTACATGCACGTGAGCGGTGGCGAAGACGGCGACCAGTTCGAAGACCGCCGCTACTTCCACGTGGCCGCCGAAGGCACCAAGGTCGCCTACGACTTCACCGCTGACCAGACCAAGGCTAAGGAAGCCATCGCGGCTGGCGCCGTCGCTACCCATGATCTGAGCGAGCTGCCGGAAGAAGTGCCGCTGACCCAAGCCGAGCAGCCCAAGGCCAAGCACGGCCAGCGCAACCCCCGCAGCATCCCGCGCGCCAAGCAATAACTGGAGCACCACCATGACCTACCTGAAATCTCCCGCCGAGCTGGCGGCTTCGATTGGCGCGAATTCAGGTGGGGCATCCCCCGCACCGAACGATCCGCGCTTCATCTCCATGCTGGATTCCTGCATGGCTAAAATCGAAGCGGTCTGCGAAACCCAACTGGCGCGCGCCAGCTATATCGATCAGTTCCGTGTCAGCGCTGAATATCACCGCAATACCGTTATGTTCCGCACCAAAGCTGCCTTCATTGACCCAGCCACGCTGGTAGTCACCGACCCCAGCGGCAACACGGTAAATAGCGACAATTATTCCGTGGACAAGGACAAGGGCACGGTGCTGCTGGATTACCCAGCGAGCGGTACCTACACCATTGCGTACGAAGCCGGTTTTTATCTGGCTGGTAGCGTGCTGCAAGGTACCCCGCGCGCCCTCCGCGCCTTGCTCGACGTATTCGCCCTGCACTATCAACGCAGCTTCCGCGCTACCGTCTCCGACAAGGTGCCACTGCACGAGCTGTTGCAGCCGGTCTACCGCGAGATCGCTGCGCTGGCCTACGGCCGGTTCCAACGCCCGCGTACTTGTCTGCTGGAGCCAGCCCGTAGCACGATGACGGAGATCATCGATGGTCCGTGATACCCGCCAAGTCAGCGGTGCACAGCGGCTGGGACAGCGTATTGCTACCATCCGCGCGCGGCTGAATCTGCCGGTGCTGAGTAACGAGATCGGCGAGCTGTTGCTGAATCGCACTCTGCGCCGGTTCGACGCCGGGCTGGACCCGGATGGGCGCGTATGGGAGCCATTGGCAGATAACACGCTGGCATCCAAGCGCCGCATGGGCTTTGAGCGGCAAGGCATCCTCAAGCGGACCCTCAAACTGCGCAATGCCATCCAGCTGATCCGTGGTGACATCACTGGCGCCATGTTCTTCAATACCGGCGCCGGGGTACGCCTCGGCGTGCTCGATGAGGAACAGGTAATCAAGGCCCGTGTGCATCAGCGCGGCAACAAGCACATTCCACAACGCCGTATCTTCGGCATCGGACCACTCGACATCAAGTCGGTGGATTCATTTCTGCGCCGTCGCGGCCAACAAGTGATCGATGAATCATGAAACTCGCAACCAACCCTAAGCGCATCGAGGTGATGCAACAAGACCTGACCGACAAGGTACAGGATGCAATCAATTGCAATCCCGACCTGCGCATGGCGGTCTACAAGGTTTTCGGCGTTGACCAGCTGGAGAACATGCTTGCCAGCGATCTGGGTGGGTTCATCGGGGTAGGCGTGCAGTACCTCGGTTGCCAACGCCAGACCAAGGACGACCGCACCGGTACCTTTGGCGCGGCAGGCGGTAATACCATCCGTTCGCTGCTGTACAGCTTCCACGTGCTGCTGGCTGTGCCGGTCAATGCCAACGACAATCCACCCCCGGCCGCTACCGAACTGCTGACCATTCTGCGCGATGCTATTCTGGGCAAACCGATCACTGAAGATCGTATGCAGCGCCCATGGGATTTCGTAATGGAACGCCCCGAAGTAGGTGCGTCCACGGAAACAATGCTGTACTATTCGCAGCTGTGGCAAGTTGCCCTACAGAATCACGGCACTGCTTCCTAATTTTTGATAACTGAAACTAAGGAGAGTTTTACATGGCTACTTCCCGTCCAACCCCGAGCAGCTACTACTATTCCGGTCAGGGCCGCGTGCTGATGGGTAAGCGTGATGTCAACGGCAAGGGCTACGGCTTCCGCCACGTCGGCAACTGCACCGCCCTGTCGGTCGAAATCGCTATCGAGAAATTCGAACACAAGGAATCGCAGTCGGGCCAGCGCGCCATCGATCTGACCGTGGTGAAAGAAAAGAAAGCGACCGTCAAGTTCACCGCCGAATCGCTGTCGCTCGACAATCTGGCGCTGGGCCTGTTCGGCGAAGTGGTCAACGTTTCGGCCGGTTCCGCCATCACCAACGAAGAGCACAAGTTCCTCGCTGGCGGCGTCGGCATCGCGCTGGACAAGCCGAACGTCAGCGCTGTCTCGGTCAAGACCGGCGCCAACTCCGGCACTGCCACCGCCGTGACCGCCGACAAGTACCGCCTCGATCCAGAGTTCGGCATGATCTACCCGCTGGACGACACCGCCTTCACCGGCGCCAATGTCTACGTGAACTACACCCCGGGCGCCGTCAAGCGGCTGGACATCTTCACCAAGTCGTTCGCTGAAGAAGTCTTCCTGCGCTTCGAAGGTCTGAACACGGTCAACGAAGACCTCGTGCTGGTCAACATCCCGCGCGTGGCCTTCGACCCGCTGCCAGCCAGCCAGCTGATCACCGAAGAGATCGGCAGCATCGAGTTCACCGGCAACGTGCTGCAAGACACCACGATCTCGTCGGGTTCGCAGTTCATGACCCAGACCATCATCGATCCGGCCTAAGCAGTAACGCAGTAGGGCCAGTGAGGGGGAGCGCCGCAAGGTTCTCCCCCTTTCTTTTTGCCCTTGCAATTGATTGCAAATTTCTGCACGTCACTATTGCCGGTCGGGAACCTGCTGGTGTACAGTACGACCCGGGTGCAGTGATCGGGTTCAACAGCAGCGACCGCCTCCATACCTTCCAATGCTGACAGGGGAGGATAGGCTGCTACGACGATGATCACTGCCCCCTTATCGTTTTCGGCACAACCTACAAGGGTTCGACATGGAACAATCTCAAGACCTTAGCGTGATCATCGACGGGCTGTTTGCTAACACCGTCACCCAGATGACCACCAGCACTGGCGTGGTCGTCCAGTTTAAGCGCGCTGGCATCGTGCAGTTGGGTAAAGCCACCAAGTTCATCAGCGCCGTGGTGGATCGCGCACCCAAGGAAAAGATCAGCGAATTCATCGGCAAGGTGGCAGGCGAACAGCAAAAGCTGCTGGACGACGGCAAGAC